GTCTAGAGTCTCTCTGAACAACGGGTCTATTATCAATATAAATTATATCCCCTGTCTTTTTATTTATCTCTGGATTTGCAAGTCCATTTGTAAATGTGACTCCCAAATTAATCTGTTTTGAGTTAATAACAATAACACTAGTATTGTGTATAGTAGTATCAACTATACCATTAGGTCCTCCAGAAGATTTGAAAGATATTTCTTTGTTATTAACAAATTTTGCAATATTTTTAGTATCAAGACTTTCTGTTTGGTCATTTTTATTACCGAAGCACAATGATCTATCTTGATAATACTTAAGGATTTTAGTTTCTTTATCAAAAGAAGCAACATATCCTTTAGCAACAATATTATTATCTTGAATCTGTTCTATTTCTTCTCCAATTTCAACATCTCTAGATTCCGTTAATGCGATAGAGTATAATGATGAAAAAGTACTTCCCGTAAAAGTTGTTCCTGTTGATACATTTGTTTCTGAAAATGTTTCTGGGTTTTTTATAATTCCAACTTGCGAAAATTTTGTATCTATTGGGAAGTTTTTAGTAGAGTCATCAAATCTTGCATAAATGAGTACTTTATCTGCCCCCAGTTCTTGATAAATATCATATCCATGTCCCTTTGATGGGGGAATAATTGGAATTAATTTTGCAGGATTTGATGTATTGGGGAGATCGATAATACCATAAGTATATCCTCTTCCACCTTCAGTTACAACAACATCAGTTATAACACCATTTGTCGTTACTATAGAAACTTGTCCACCCTCACCATCACCTAGAATATTTGCAGTTTGGTCACTATATCCAGATCCTCCATTTTCAATGTATACTTTCTTTATTTGATTATTTTCATTTTCGGAATTTCCGGCATCTCTTATTATTTCAATTTCAGAATCTGTAGTTGTTGCCCAATTATTTGGGATTACAATATACTCAGTAGAATCAAACTTAATAATATCCGATGGAGAAATCCTAAACAAATATTTCCACTTATATCCATCAGAATATGTAACTGGTTCTGCATCGGTATGATTTGGTTCAAATAAAGATGATGCTACAGTTGGATTTAATCCAGAAGAACTATTATCAATACAAATGTAAACTCTAAATTCACTTGTTATTATGTAATAATTTGAATCATATAATCTAATCGTTTTACTGACCGAAGATAAATTTCCTTGCCTATAATCATGTCTATACATATCATAGGAATTTCCTGAAATCCATTCAACCTTTCTTACAACTCTTCTGGCATTATTTGTAGGTATTTTTTTACCAAAAAGACTTGTATCCCTATAATGAGATAAATATTGAAAATTATCTACTGGATTATTTGCTGAACTAGTATTCCAATTATCAGTTCTGCCAAATCCAGTCGCAGTTGGATTTGATAGTCCTAAAAATGCATAATAAGAATTATTACTGATAGACTCTACAAAGGAACCAGCATTCAATATTCTAAATTGATCTGTTACGAATGCAGCCATATTGATTGTTTTTTAGATATTTATAAGACAATCTTAGGAAGTGCTCCAGTTTTTCTAAACCCAAAACCTCTCCTTTGAACTGTTGGATATGTTGAGAGACCGGAAACAATGTTTCCAGATACTCCTATCGATATTGGATTTGTAGATCTTGTTCCACTGGACAATCTTCCCCATGAATATTTTCCGATGGGATTTAATAAATTTCCAGTAGTTGAAATTCCAATAATGTCGGAATCAGATTTTACGTTGCAAGTGATAATTCCAATATAAGATCCAATTCCAATAGAAGAGTATGACCAATCAGAAACATAATATACATTATCGAAACATATAGTCCCAATACCTATAACTTCAGTATCTGAACTATCGATTGAGGTAACTCCATTTCCAACTTGAGTACCATAAATGTAGATAGGATATCCGGTAGAGAACCCTGCAAATGCCGTTTCATCGGTAATGTGAATAATATTAAATTCAAGTGCTAATGGATTTCCTCCGGTTCCTGTAGTTGCTGTAATTCCAGTAATAATTCCAGAAAAACCAGATATATTAGTAAATCCTGTGATATTTTCAACACTGTTATTTGCTTCTGTAGAAATTCCATTAACAATTAAACCAGAAAAACCACTTTGTGGAGTATCTGAGAATGATCCTCCTTCAAATGATCCAGATTCATAATTAAACAATTCGGAATTGTCAACAAATATTTCAGTATCTGTTGATAATACATCTTTGATAATTCTTGCAACAGGGTGTATTACTGCTTCTAAAGAATCTCTTGACTTATAAGTATATTCACCATTAATTTTTCTTTCAGTCTTTTGCTTTGTCCAAGAAATAGGTTTATAATCTGTTTCATTAATTCCAAGTCCAGAATAACCATTAGTTTCAATAGTATCAGAATATGATATATCATAAACTGTTCTTTCATCCTGTGTTATTGTATCTGGATATATGTTATTACTAATAACTTGAACAATATCACCTCTTTCTATAGTTGTTTTTACATCTCCACTTTCGGAATCAACTCCTTTAGTACCTCTATAAAAATAAATTTCAATATCGTCTTCTGGTAATGGAGCCCTTGTAAATGCAAATGAGGTTCCACCTTCGAATACATAGTTGGTTACCGGTTCCTGAAGAATACCATTAATAAAAATTATTAATGTATTATTAATATTTTTCTCAATTGCAGATTCTTGTTCAGGTTCTATACTAAGAAGTTCTGAATTGTAGAATAATGGGAACCTAGTTCTTGTTCCATTTTGATATTCTTTAATAGAATCAATATAATCAAGTTCACCAAACTCCCAAGCAGCAAAATTATCAGTATATGTATCAACTACAGTGATTGTAAAGTCTGATAATGGTGAAGAAAGTGAAGCGTCTGTAACTAATCCAACAGGTTTAAATACATCACCCTTTCTAAATGCATATCCAGGTCTTGAGAATTTGACTTCCGTTACTTCAAAATAAGTAGACCCTATTCCCGTAGAACCTCCAACCTTAAGATCTATCAACAATCCATTTCCAGTTTCAGTTGTTGTACCAATTCCTAATCTAGATACTCCAATAATAGGAAGATTTTTGTAAGATGGATCTGATACAAATATTTGTGGATTGTTATATCCAGTTCCACCAGCACCAATGTTGAAGGAAAGTGAACCTCCAGCACCAACAACTGCAGTAATACTTGCAGGATCTCCACCAACATCTTGAGTGGAATCATAAACGGTAACTCCAATAGAAGTTAATCCATTGTAACCAGAACCATAAGTACCACCCACTAATCCTGTTGTAATTCCCACAATAGATCCACCAGCACCCAAAACAGCAGTTATGGAAGCACCAACAAGTGGAGCAAAACCAAGACCTGGAGTAGATCCGTAAGAAACTATGATACCTCCTCTTGGAGTTTCATTTACATTAATATCATAGTCAGAAGTTATGTATTCTAATGGATCTATATCTGGTTTTGTGATTCCCGAAAATTCTATAGTAGATATTCCCACAATAGAATCTTCTAAAATTTCATAATTAAATTTTGATGGATTATTTTGAGTTTTTGGTGATTGGTAAATGTTATTAACGAAAGCAAGACCACTTCCACCAAAAGTTCCGATTCCAGTAGTATTTGCACCACCAACAGTTAATGTAAATGTTCTACCAATTCCTGTAAATTGATCGGATATATCATCATAAACTTTATTATCACTATAATCAGATCTAAGGAATGTCAGTCCAGTAAATGATGATGTTTCATAGTCTAGATTATACTTTGTTTTATCAATCTGTGGATTACCTCTAGGTGCTTCTGAAAAATGAATTTCATCATCGACAATATTAAATGATCCTCTATAAACATTGACTAAACTACCATCTGTATGGGACGATGCAGAAGATCCAACAAATCCTCTATCAACTTCAACCAAGTTGATAGATCCAACATTTGTAATCGGACCAATATTTGTTGTTCCCAACCCAACATTAGTCACTCCCATGTATTCATCACCAATCAATAATATATCTCTCGGTCTAATTGAAGATATTCCAGATAATGATACAATAGTAGTATTGTCTCCTATTGTACCTCCAATATTACCAGATAAAGAATGTTCTATTCCTGTGAATGCTATGGGATATTGTACTAATTTATCGACAGTGATCATACATTTACTATTTCTCTTCGACATAGTAAATCTATGAGCATTTCCTCCACCCAATGAAGTAAACGTTACTCCAATGCCACTTTGAGCATCATTAAGTGTTGTTGCAACTTTAAACGTATCTTCTGATAATTTAATTGCATATACTGTTGATGGCAAATCTCCACTTGGAGTTTCTATCACACTGGTAGCAACACCAACGATTGATGAATTGGCAGTATAAATTAATTCTTCTCCAGTCATAAAATAGTGATTTGGAATTGTAAATATTCCAGTATTTGCTACAAGAGATGATGAATTTGGATTAAATTGTTTTGAGAAAATTGGAATATTATCACTAGTCAACTTGAAATTAGTTTTATTAATTCTATTGAGATTGATAGCATTATAAAACTTTTCATCAATACTTTCTGTTACTGATCCATAAGTCAAATCATCATAGTCATTAAGAATATCAAGATCAGAATACAATGATCTATTAAATACTTCAATATCAATTTGTCCTGTTTGTTCTGAATCTGGATAGAATTTTAATAATAAATTACCTCCAGATATTTCTCCACCA